GTTGTTTACTGTTCACAGGCTACCCTTTACAACTACATTGTTGGCATGACCAACAGTGCAGGCCAGCTTATCTATCAGGCTAATGCTAACGAAGGCGCTAACGGCGTGCTTCTCGGCGCAAAGGTTAAGATAGAGGATTCCGTAGCAGACGGCAAGATCCTTATGGGTGACCCTCAGAGGGTTGTGAACAACATCGTTCAGGATATCCTGGTTGAGACAGACAAGGATATCAAGAAGCACAAGTTCATCTACTCCGGATATGAGAGAAGCGAATGTGCACTCATTGATGACCGTGCATTCGTGGAGATCACTGTAAATTTTTAACGGGCCCCACTCTGGCATCACCTGCAGCCTCTAAGCAGTACTGGGGCAAGAGAACAGACGCTCTGCAGACAGGTGTGACCATCAGGGATGGGGCGATTACCGGAACGCTTAAGTTCATCGAAGGCGGACTTGCTGAGACAGGACCGCTTGCCGGAGACGGAAACTTCCTTGCAATCAAGTTCACGGCTGAAGACTGGAGCGATTACACATCAGTCAAGGTCGGTCTTGATCCTTCCCAGGGAACAGGACTTGTTGAGCTCATCAACGATCCTGACAAGGACGGTGTGTTCAAGATTACTGACAAAGACACCCAGAACTTCATGGTTGTTGTCAGTGACGGAACGACCACAAGCACCTTCTCTTATGACCTTAGCGGCTTAGTATGCAAGTCTGAATAAGGGGGCAGGATATGGCTGAAAACGAACAGAACACAGTAACCGAAGAGGATGCGCTGGTAGTTGCTGCTCGTAAATGGCTGAGGATATCCACTACTTCACAGGATGAGGAGATCAGGCAGGTGATAGATGCCTGCCTGATTGACCTTTCGATGGGAGGAGTGGCAGTGGTAAGCGAAAGCGACCCGGTCATCCAGCAGGCCATGAAGCTCTATCTTAAGGCACAGTTCGGCTACGATGCGAAAGCACAGCAGTTCGATATGGCCTACGAGCACCTGAAGGCAGCGCTTGCACTTTGCGGCGATTACAACCACGAGGAGAACAACAATGGAGCGAATAGCTGACATCACGCTTGTCAAAATCACATATGAGACAGACGCAATCGGTCAGGAGATCGAGGATGAAGAAGCGACCAGGACGCTCACAGCTACGCTACACGGAATATCAAGGCAGGAATGGGCAATGGCCGCCCAGACGGGGCTGAACCCCCAGGGAATGGCTTTTCTCCGTGACTCTGCGGACTATGACAATGAAGACCTGCTGGAGCTTGACGGAGTGCGGTACGGAATATACCGGACCTATCCGACAGAGGACGGCGGGATAGAACTGTACTACCGCAGGAACATAGGCGTCAATGCCAAGGGAGAAGAGACATGAGCGGCACTATTGTAAGAATTGACGAGCTTGATGATGCAATACGGGACGAAATCGAGTCCATGAATGAAGAGGTCATTCGGAAGTGCGATGTTGCGGCAAAAAAGGCAGCAGCCGAAGGCGTGAAAACGCTGAAGGCGACATCCCCCGTGAGGGCAGATGGCTACAACCGCAAGTATCCCCCCGGATCCTACGCAAAGAGCTGGACTTCGAAGAAGGAAGGCAATGTACTGGGAGTGACGAGCTACACGATCTACAACGCAAAGCACTACCAGCTGACACACCTTCTGGAGTTCGGGCACATCATAGCAGGCACCGGCAAGAGGTCGAGAGCCTTTCCGCATATCGACCCGGTAAACCGTGAAGCGTCAAGGAAGTTCCTGGAAGAAGTGGAGGGGATGAAACTGTGACTTATGAGCTTATGAATACGATCCTTACGGCAACAGGGATTCCGTTCACCTATCTTCAGTTCAAGAATCCGCCTACCGGGGACAAGTACATTGCGTACTTTGAGTCCGAGAAGGTTCGGTTCCTTGCAGACAACAAGGTGTACCATTTTGAGCCGACCTTTGCGGTCGAGCTTTACACCAAAATAAAGGACAACCAGACAGAGGAAGCGCTTATCGCACTGTTCGACCAGTACGAAGTCGCATGGTCGGGCGGACAGTCCGTCTGGATAGAGTCCGAGAAAATGTATCAGACAGTATTTTATTGTTAAGGAGGACAAAACAATGGCTAACAAAATCACTTACGGCCTGTCAAATGTCAATGTATGGCCTATCACTTCGACAAGTGATGCCGGAACTCCCGCCTACGGCACAAAGATAAAGGTGCCCGGTGCGGTAGAGCTTTCCCTTGACGCAGAAGGCTCATCCGATCCGTTCTATGCGGATGACGGCAACTACTACCAGCCTACGGCAAACAACGGCTATTCAGGAAGCATCACAATCGCTGACCTTCCCAATGCTTTCAGGGAGAACATTCTCCGCGAGACAGTGGATAGCAACGGCGCACATGTTGAGAATGCTGAATATGAGCCCCGTGAGTTTGCTATCGCTTTCGAGTTCAAGGGCGATGCAAGCAAGAGGCGCACACTCTTCTGGAGATGTAAGGCAACAAGGCCTTCAGTCGCTTCTTCCACCAAAGAGGACAGCATCACGCCTAATACTCAGGCGCTTTCCTTCACTGCTATGCCCAGACTGGACAACAGCGATGTAAGGACATGGGCAGAAGAGACAGACGCTGCATATGCTGACTGGTATGGTTCGACTCCCTATGAGCCGAGCGCATCATACAGTTACAGTGCGGTATCCGATCCCGGCGAAGCTAATCCTTCACTTGAAGGCTGGTATGAGAGAAGCGGCGTAGAAGGTGCTTATGTTTACACACTGAGCACTGACACAACTGCAGACGACCAGAAGACTTACTACAAGAGGTCATGACAACTGAGTCCGGTATGGTGAAAGCCGTACCGGACTTTTTACTTATGGAGGGAAACAAAGATGGTCAAAAAATTACAGTACGGAGACACAGAGCTCCGTGTTAATACGAACATGATATGGATGCGTAAGTATAAGAGCCAGTTTGGAGAGGATCCTGTTAAGCTGATCGCTTCAGCTATGGCGTCAAGCTCCAATGACTCTAACGAGATAGAAGGGAGCAAGCTCATGGAGAGTCTCGGATTCATCGGGATGCAGAACATTGCATGGGCGGTATGCTCCAACGGAGAAGATCCGGACGAATGGATAGAGAAGATAGGGGACGATGTGTCCGTTATCGACATCTTGTCGGATGTGGTGGTGCTGGTGCTTGAATCATCAGCTTCATCAAAAAACTCTCCGACTCCGGCACCGGTTCCGAAAAAGTAGGTGACGGAGAGCAGACAGAAGTAAATTATGACGCAGTGCTTGTGGCCGGCATTACGAGAGGGCTGCAGGCACATGATATTGAACATATGACGCTCGGTATGTGGGTGGACTACATTATCGAGTGGAACGAAATGCACGAAGAAGCCAGAAAAGATATGCCGGATAACGGCAAAAAACCGCAGAACAAGAACAAGAAGGCGACACAGGCTGACTTTGACGCATTTTTTGGGAAGAGGTGAGAACAGATGGCCGGAACGATCAAGGGCATTACAATCCAGATAGGTGCAGATACAACAAAGCTTTCTACTGCCCTAAATTCAGCGAACAAAGCCATAAAACAGACACAGAAGGATCTGAAATCAGTCGAAAAGGCCCTCAAGCTCAATCCCAGCAACATCAACCTGCTGAAGGACAAGCAGGCGCTCCTGAACGACCAGATAGCAGAGTCGAAGACTAAGCTGGACGCACTCAAGCAGGCACAGAAGCAGCTTGACAGTCAGAATGTTGACAAGAACACGAAAGAGTACCGGGAACTGCAGACGCAGATAGACCTTTGCGAGGAAGAACTGAGGCAGCTTGAAAGAGAAGCCTTCAACTTCGGTACGGCAGGTGCTCAGGCGGTCGCACAGTTCGGTGAGAAGCTGGCGGCAGCAGGGCAGAAGGTGTCCCAGTTCGGGCAGGAGCTTACCACAAAGGTAACGCTCCCCCTTGTCGCACTGGGAACTGTGGCAGCCAATAAGTTTGCAGAAGTTGATAAGACCATGCAGCTTACCAATGCCACTATGGGCAATACGGAAGCACAGGCAAAGCTCCTGAACGATGCAATGAAGGAGGCTGCTGCCAACAGTACATTCGGAATGAATGATGCGGCAACGGCTACCCTTAACTTTGCCAGGGCAGGACTTAAGGCAGAGGAAGCGGCAGCAGCACTTGCACCGGCAATGAACCTTGCAGCAGGTGAAGGCGGTAACCTTGACACGGTATCTGCCGGACTCGTGGCTACCATTAACGGATTCGGCGATTCCTTCGACCAGGCTGCACATTATGCGGATGTATTTGCCAATGCGTGCAATAACTCAGCGCTCGACATTGACAGCCTTTCATCTTCCATGAGCATAGCGGCGCCCATTTTTGCGGCAGCAGGCTATTCCGTGAATGATGCGTCCCTTTACATCGGTGTCATGGCTAATGCCGGCATTGAGGCGAGCGAGGCTGCCAACGCACTGAAGACAGGTATAGCAAGGCTTATTTCCCCTACGGAAGAAGCCGAGAACTGGATGAACGAGCTGGGCATCGCCATTGTGAACGCTGACGGCTCAATGAAGGACACAGTGCAGATCCAGCAGGAACTGCATGATGCCTTTGCAGACCTTTCTGAGTCCGAGCAGATAGCTGCGGCTTCTGCCATCTTCGGAAAGAACCACATGTCAAAGTGGCTGGCACTCATTAACACTGCACCAAGTGAGGTGCAGGAACTGTCAGACGCACTGACTGCGGAAGGCACCACAGCCGAAATGGCAGACGCCATGATGAGCGGCTTCGGCGGTTCGATTGAAAAGCTGAAGAGCTCCATTGATGTGGCGGCCACATCCTTGGGCGAAGCGCTTGCTCCGTCAATCCTTAAATGCGCAGATGCCATCCAGGAGCTGGTGGACAAGTTCAATTCGCTTACGGACGAACAGAAGGAGACCGTGGCACAGATCGGCATAGCCGTAGCGGCGCTCGGTCCTTTGCTGGTGGTCGCAGGCAAGCTCATGACGATAGTGGGAGGCATAATGCAGCTTGCACCGCAGTTATCGTCTGCCATTGAAACCATAACACTTGCACTTGGCGGTGCAGAAGGCGGTGCGGCCGGACTCGGAAGCGCACTGGCTGGGCTGGCCAATCCAGTCGGCATAGTGGGGGCGGTTCGTTAATTTGTTAATTTGGATTCGCTGATAAAGGAAATAAAGCAGTCT